GTGATTTTACTGATGCAGGTACATTAGCACTTACAGAAAAAGTATTAGAACCTAAAAATTTACAAATTAACTTAGACCTTTGTAAGTCTACTTTATTAGATTCTTGGGAAGCATTACAAATGAGAGCAGGAGCAGGCGCACCACCACCTGCAAGTTTTGATGACTATGTTATCTCTTATATGGGGGAAATCATAGCACAAGCAACTGAAGAAAGTGTTTGGAGTGGAGATGCAGATGCAGTAGGTGGAGGAGAATTTGAAGGATTCTTAACTGCTACAACAGGTATCTTTGCAGTAGATGGAACAGTAGTGGGTTCTACTGCATCAGGGGCTTATACAGCAGGTAACATTATAGCTAACCTACAAACATTAACAACAGATATGGCAGCTAATATATCTCCTGTATTAAGAAAAGAGGACTTACATATTTATATGAATCCTAAAACTTATGCATTTTATATTTCAGCAGTATCTACATTAGGATATGTTAATGCTTACAATATGAATGGAGATTACGAACCTGTATTTGAAGGTTACAAAATTGCAGTTTGTCCAGGAATGCCAGACAATCAATTAGTAGCAGCAGAAAAGTCAAATTTATTTTTTGGAACTGATTTATTATCAGATGCTACAAGAATTACTTTAATGGATATGGCTAACCTTGATGGTTCAGACAATATGCGTTTAGTAGCTAGATACTCAGGTGGTGTTCAGTTAGGAGTAGGAGCAGATATAGTTCATCAAGATTAAAACTAATTACAAGAAGTGGGTGCTTCGGCACTCACTCCTTTAACCTTAAAAAAATAAAAAAATATGGCATGTACAGCTTTAACAAAAGGTAGAGGACTTGATTGTAATAGAATCTCAGGTGGAATTAAGTATATATATTTCGCAGTTTATGACCAAGTAACTTCAATACCAACAGCAAATGGTGAAATTACTGATTTAGAAATGGGTAGTAATATGTTGTATAGATACACAATGCCACTAGGTGTTGCTAGTCTTACAGACACTATTACAGGTTCAAGAGAAAATGGAACTATTTTTTATACACCAACAGTAAATATTATACTAAACAGACTCAGTAAAGAAGATCAGAATGAGATAAAATTATTAGGACAAACTAAAGTTATTATATTTGCACAATTAAATCAAACAGTAACAGCAACAGGACATGATGTTATTGTATGTTTAGGTAGTGTGAATGGAATGGAACTTAATGCAGGTACTATGGATAGTGGTGCTGCTTGGGGAGATAGAAATGGTTACACTTTAACCTTTGATGGTTTAGAACAACAACCATTCCAATTTGTTCCTGACTATACTACTAATGTATTTGACAATGCAGGGTTTACATTAGGAGGTGTAGATAGCGACTAGACTTGGTAGTTTTCATATATTTCTTAGATTAGGGTGGGCATTGTCCACCTTTTTCTTTTAATAAGCAAATAAAAACTAAGTTTTTCTATTATATAGTATGATACAAGCAGTAACTGAAACTGATTTAACTACATATCTACAAACTAAAGATAATCGTATAGATACTTCAGGTACTACTGAGCAGATAAGACATTTAGTAAAATTTACTAATGATATGGATAAGTCAGTACAATATGCTTATGCCTATGCTGAAACTATAAAAAACAGATATACAAAATTTGAGTTTAAATATAATGCTACTCCTGATGTATATACAGGAAAAATTAAATTTCTACCATCAGGATATTGGAAATATGAAGTGTATGAAGTTAGTTGGCGGGGATCAGTAAGTGTTGAAGAAGGAAAAGCTCCTGTAAACGAAGATGAGGTATTAGAACCTGCGGCTAATGATAAAGGAGTAGTGCAAGGGCTTGTAACTAAAGGCAAGATGTATGTAGCAGATAAAGATGGAACTGAACAAGTACAATATACACAACATCCTGAACCAAGTGGAACGAATTATATATATTATGGACAATAAAAAATAAATTATGGCAATAGAAAATGTACAACAATTATTAACAGAACAACTAGGAAAAAATGGTGATACAGAAGTATTTACAACAGCAGCACAAACAAGTAAAGATTGGTATTGTGTTTATTTTCCTGTTGAAAGTGTAGTATCAGCAATAACAGTAGCAGATGCAACAGGTGAAAGTGCTTTACAAACGACACTACCTGCGGGAACTACTTTATTTATGAATATTACCGCAATCACTTTAACTAGTGGTATTGGAATAGGTTATCACGAAGGACCAACTACATAGAAATGAAATTAGCATTAGGAAATTCTTTAAGTTCAAACAAACCTGGAGGTGGTAGAAGTGTTGCCTTAATAGTAGATAACTTTAAAAGAAGGGTTCAAGGTAGGGATGGTTCTACAACAGCATTAAGTTGTTTATCATCACAATTAACAGCAATTAAAAATATAACATAATATGAGTTTATTAGATGAGGTAAGTGTAATGATAACACCAAATGGTAGGTCAACATCTTCATCAATAGGAGATGAATATGTTATGTATGGAGTATTACCTGAGCCAACAACAGGTACTGAACTTGTAACTGATGGACAATTTCCGACAGGAACTTCTGCTTGGACAACAGGAGCAGGATGGACAATTTCAGGAAATAAAGCACATAGAGATGGTTCAGGAGGCTCTAATAGTGATATAAAACAATCAATTTCTGTTGTAAGTGGAAAAGACTATACATTTTCCTATACTAGAACTTATGCTTCAGGAAATGGGGAAACCAATATATATGTTAAAACAAATGGTGTTGATTATAGAACGATAGGGAAGTATGTTTCAACAGTAGTAGAAGAACACACAGTTATTTCTAGATTTACTGCTTTATTTACAGGTAGTATGGAATGGAAAATTTATGGAATTGGAGATTGGACAGGTACAATAGAGAACGTATCAGTAAAAGAATATACTTCAGGTGATTTGAATTTCACTAGAGCAACAACAGCAACTTATGTGAATTATGCTGATGTAATAAATACTGCTGCACAAAATGTGCCTAGAATAGACTATACAGATGTTAGTTGTCCTCATATATTAGCAGAACCTGCAAGAACAAATATTTGTTTACGAAGTGCGGAATTTGATAATGCTACTTGGGCTAAAAATAATGGAGGTACAGGTTTAGCACCTGTTGTAACAGCAGAAACAGGACAAGTAACATCTCCTAATGGAGGGAATAATGCAGATAAAGTAGTTTTTGATTTGAGTGGTGGAACTTCTAGTAGTGATTTTAGTTATTTGTATCAAACCTATACACAAGCAGCAGGTAGTTATTCTTTAAGTTGTTATCTAAGAGGAGCAGATGGGAGTGAAAATATTTCTTTTGATTTTGGAGGTGTAGAAGTTAATACAGTAACTTTAACTACTGATTGGGTAAGATACACATTCACTAAAGCAGTAACTAGTACAGGTTCAACAACGATAAGAATAGGGCTAAGAGGAGGTGTAACTAGCACTGATAATCCAACTATCTATATGTGGGGTTGTCAATTAGAGAAGGCGGCTTATGCAACATCATATATACCAACAACTTCAACATCAATAACAAGAAATGGAGATAGATTTACAAAAAAAGGAATTTCAGATTTAATTAATAGTTCTGAAGGGGTGTTATATATTGAAATGGCTGCACTTGTTGATGCTCAGACATATAGAATTATATCTTTATCGGATGGAACAGAAGATCAAAGGGTATATATACAATATACAAATGCAAGTCAAACAGTAGCAGGAGTTATAAAAAGAAATGGCGTTACTCAAGCAAATATGTCTTATACTCTAACAGATGAAACTGCATTTTCTAAAATAGCGGTTAAATGGAAAGAAGATGATTTTGCTTTATGGGTGGATGGAACTGAAAGAGGAACTGATTCAGCAGGGAATACACCAATAGGATTAAATTCATTGCAATTTGATAATGGTAAGGCAACAGCCGCTAATTTTTTCTATGGAAAAGTAAGAAATTTACAGTTATATAAAACAGCATTAAGTGATACTCAATTAGGAGCTTTAACATCATAAAATATGAATATATATAAATTACATTATACAGATAAAGAAACAGGAGATGCTGATCTAATAGCAAAAGGCGTTTATGAGGTTATAGAAGGTGAAGATGTTTACATCAATGGAACACAGGCAGTAGTATATATAGGTAAAATTGTAGAAGTTCCTGGAACAGAAACTGAACCACCTGTATATTATGATGGAGTGTTTTATGATGTAATGACAACTCAAGAAATAGATTTTTCTCCAAATGAGGTGTTTCCTGAAGAATATGTACATACATTTGCAGGATATCCAACACATTCAGAAGAAGAAATATAAAATATAAAATATGAAAGACAATATCATTAATATTAACTTAGAAACATCAACTGCACCAATAGTCCAAGAAGTACGTGGTAGAGATTGGATTGAGTATGGTACAGAAGATTGGCGAAACCTCTATCCTCAATTCCTTATAGACTTATACTATTCAAGTTCAATATCAGCAGCTATTATAAATGCAACAGCAGAAATGATTGCAGGTGAAAATCTTATTATAGAAAATGAAGAAGATAGAGATTTAGAAGCAAGAGTTAAATTGCAGAACTTTATGGATAGAGCAAATGGGAATGAAAGTTTGCACGAAGTCTTAAAGAAAGTAGCTTTTGATTTTAAATTACAAGGGGCATTTTGTCTTAACATTGTATATTCAAAGGATAGAACTCAAATAGCTGAAATATATCACGTTGATGTATCTAAAGTTCGTTGTGCTAGACCTGATGAATTTGGTAAGACCAAAGGATATTACATATCAGCAGATTGGTCAAATACTAGACAACACAAACCATATTACGTTCCTGCATTTAATATTAATGATAGAACATCAGCTAATCAAATAATGTATTCAGGATTATATAGTCCTAATATGAACTCTTATTATACACCTGATTATGTAAGTTGTAATAATTGGGCTTTAATTGACTCAAGAGTATCTGAATATCATCTTAATAATATCAGCAATGGATTTGCAGGTAGCTATCTCATCAGTTTCGCAAATGGTATTCCAACACAAGAAGAAAGACTACAAATAGAAAGAAGTCTTACAGAAAAGTTTTGCTCAGAAACTAATTCAGGAAAATTTGTTTTAACATTTTCAGATGATAAAACAAGAACACCTGAGATAACACCAATAAGTACAAGTGAATTAGATAAACAATATTTAGCACTTCAAGAGTTACTTACTCAAAATATACTTTCAGGACATAGAGTTACAAGTCCAATGTTGATGGGTATTAAGAATGATACAGGATTAGGTAGTAATGTAGATGAACTTAATTCGGCTTCAAATTTTTATTTAAATACTGTTGTTAAACCATTCCAAGATCATATTGTTAAAATGCTTAGAAAAATATTCCAAGTTAATGATATGGATATGCCTGTTAATTTTGTACAGCTAAAACCAATCACATTAGAATTTACATCTGAGGACTTAAAAGCAGTAATGACAGAAACAGAAATTAGAGATGAATTAGGACTTGAACCTTTAGATGTAGAAGTGAGAGAAGATTTTAGCAAAGTAGGAATGATAGATGGAAAACCTATTTTTAGCACAATAGAAGAAGCTGAAGCACACGCAAAGACTTTAGGGTGTGAGGGGTATCATCTACACGAATACGAAGGGAAAACAGCTTATATGGCTTGTAAAGACCATTCATCAGCAACAGAACTTGCAAAGTTTATAGATGAATATGGTGAAGATTTACCTGAAGATTGGGAATTAGTAGATGAAGAAAAGGTTGTAGATGAACATCCTGAATTTGATTTTGAAGAAGTATTAAATGATGTAGCACACGAAAAAGTAGAGTTAGCATCAACAGGTAGAGCTTTACCTGGTAGAAAGTCAGAACAAGATGGTATATCTAAAAAAACTTATGACTATTTTAGAGTAAGATATGTATATGCTGAAGATAATTTTTTAGTAAATAAAACAGGTCAAGAAAGACCATTTTGCAAACAAATGATGGGTGCTAAAAAGTTATACAGAAAAGAAGATATTGTAAGTATGTCAGATAAAGTTGTAAATGATTATTACTATTCTAAAAACCAAAATAGAAACATAGGATGGGGGCCTAAAGGTGCTTTAAAATATGATATCCTAAAGTACAAAGGAGGTGGTAATTGTCAGCATTTTTGGTTAAGACAAATTTACAAAACTACTTTAGGAAAATCAAGAACAACTAAGATAGATGATGCTGATTTAATAGGATATACAAAAGCTGTTTCAGAAGGATTTAGACCTGAAAAGAATAATCCATTAGTAGCTAAACCACCAAAAAGAATGAAGAATAAAGGATTTTTAACACCGAGATAACTATGGCATACGTATTATTTATATCAGAACAAAAACTTAAAGACTCAACAGCAATCAATTTAAATGTTTCAACCAATTTACTCTTACCTTATGTAAGACAAGCGCAGAAACTTTATGTTGAACCTAAGCTAGGTACAGATTTATATGAAGCATTAAAGACTAAAATTTCAGGA